GAAAATGCATGGTTCTCCGCATGATGACCGGGTTATGTCTTTGGGGATCGCTAACCAGATGTTGAAGTATGTTTGGTTGCCTGAGTACAGGAATGATTTGGAGCCAAGAAAGAATTCTTTGGATTGGTGGGCACGCCACATTGTCAAGAATATTCCTGATAAGCCGGCAAAAATAGGGTCGTTTAACGTCGCTGAGTAACGAAATCCCCTATTATCGATGAAAACTTTCCGTTGTTTAGAGTGTTTGACCGAGTTTGATGCAGACGAACTCCCTAGAAGGGGTTCTGTTTGCTTTAAATGCCATGTTAAGTCAATTCGTCTAGGTTTTACTCATGGTCAGGAAGACTTTCACGGACCAACTATCAAGGAACGTCAACATAAAATTGTTGAGGACGCCAAGATTAATGGTTATAACGCCGAGCCTGTGACGAATTGGATGTGATGTGGAAGCTATCTGGGTACCGATTGCGGTCGCTGTTATATCAGGTCCGCTGGTCGTGGTACTTCAGAAACTACGCAAAGAAAACACCTCACAGCACGAACAAGGTCAAATCCTGTTAAGGATGCTTGGTTCCAAGGTGGATAAGATCGGAAGCAAATTAGACAACCATATTGGTTGGCACGAAGGACAAGACGATGGCAAGAATCTCTAACCAGGAACTTATCACCCGATATCGGGAAAAGATCGAGCAGTCACGTCGTTGGCGTCGTGAAGACAACTACGACAAAACCTGGAAGCGCATGATCGACATGTATCGTGGCAAGCACTTCCTAAACAGCTCCGATGAAGACCGAATGCTAATCAATGATGCATTCGCAACTATCAACGTCATCTGGCCAAGCGTGTCGGTGAACCATCCGAAGATTACGGTTAACGCACGCCGTTATGAAGACGCCCCGAAGGCGATTGTGACCGAAGAGGTCGTCAACTATTGGTGGAGGCACTATGAGTGCCAGAGCGAGTTCCGTCGTGCAGTCAAGGACATGCTTATCGTTGGTCACGGCTGGTTGAAGACTGGTTATCGTTTTGTTGAAAAGACCGAAGGCGAAGAGTACGATACAGCTGATGAGCTTGCAGCACCGGAATCAATCACGGAATCGGAAATCATTATCACCGAGGACCGTCCATTTGTTGAGCGTATTAGCCCATTTGATGTTTTTGTTGATGCCGATGCGACGTCGATTTCCGACATGCGGTGGATCGCACAGCGAATCCGCCGACCGTTAACGGACGTTAAAAAAGACAAGCGTTACAACTCTCAGGCACGCAGAGAAGCCTCTCCTTCCCACTATACGAAGTGGGGCCAGGATGGCAACATGCCACGACGAAGCGAAAAAGCCGAAGACGGTTATGTGGAGATCTGGGAGTTCTACGACATTGATCGTGGAACAATCTCAATATTCTGTGATGGTAGCGACAAGTTCCTTGTAACACCAACCGAAATACCGTTCGCTTTCGGTCATCCGTTTGTCATGCTCAGGAACTACGAGATTCCAGAACACTTCTACCCAATGGGTGAACTGGAAGCCATTGAGCCACTCCAGATGGAACTCAACGAGACACGTACCCAAATGATGAACCACCGCAAGCGGTTCTCCCGTAAATGGCTGTACAAGGAGTCGGCGTTTGATGCCGAAGGTCGCAGTGCGCTCGAGTCCGATGAGGACAACGTGCTGGTTCCAGTTATTTCAGAAGAAGGATTGGGTGGCGTGGTTGCGCCGATGCCTGCGGTCATCAGTCCACCAGAGTTCTATAACCAGTCGTCGCTGATCACCAATGACATTGACCGTATCTCCGGAATCTCAGAGTACGCCCGAGGCGCTCTCCCTGAAATCCGCCGTACGGCCACAGAAGCCGGCATCATCCAAGATGCTGCCAACGCTAGAGCGTCAGACAAGCTGGCGATCATTGAGAAGGCGATTGCCGATGCGGCACGCCGACTGGTTATGCTGGCACAACAGTACATGACCGGTGAGCAGGCTGTACGTGTGGCAGGCAAGGACGCCACCAATGTCTGGGTGGACTTTGACCGAGACTACATCCAAGGCGAGTTTGACTTCGAAGTTGAGGGCGGATCAACCCAGCCAGTCAACGAGTCCTTCCGCCGACAGATGGCACTCCAGGTTGTGGACGCAATGGCTCCATTTGCTCAGGCAGGAATCTTGGACATGGCGAAGCTGGCAACTTATGTGCTTCAGCAGGGTTTTGGTATCAAGTCTGCTGCTGGATTCATTATGGCTCCGCCCCCTCCAGCACCTGAACCGGCTCCGGCACCGGTTCCTCCGATGCCTGAGGCATTGCCACCAGCACCTGGTGGTATGCCGATGGACCCAGCGATGCTGGCTCAAATGATGCCCGAGGGGATGCCACAGCCACCAGTTATGTAACGAACTTCCTTATGGTGTAGAGCAACCCATGGAGGACTCAAGTGAGTGACATAGTTAGCAATGAAGTCGAGACCGAATCGGCCCCTGTAGTTGAACAGCAAGTTCAGCCGGAGGGACAACCGCAGGAAGTTACAGATGTAGTTGAAACTCTGACAGAAGAGCAGATTGATCTTCTTCCTGTTGATGAGTTCGGTGACAAGTATGTGACCGTGACCGTTGCAGGTGAAGAGATAAAAGTTCCTTTGAAAGAGGCGCTTTCTGGCTACCAGCGTCAGGCGGATTATACCCGTAAGACGCAGGAGTTAAGTGAGCAAAAGCGACAGCTTCAATTTGGTGCTGCTTTGCAAGAAGCTTTGCAGAACAACCCCAAGGAGACGCTGGAACTGCTTTCTAAGCATTACGGAATCAACGAGCAATCCGTCCCTGATGAGGCGGAACTTGATTTGGATCCGGTGGAGAAGCAGTTCCGACAGTTGGAACAGCGAGTCCAAGCGTTTGAGCAAGCTCAGGCGATGGAGGAGTTGGAACGTACTATCGAAACGCTTCAGAACCGATATGGCTCTGATTTCGACGCTAATGAAGTTGTTTCCAAGGCCCTGTTCATGGGAACCTCCGATTTAGAGGCGGTCTACAAGCAAATCGCTTTTGACAGAGTGTACGAGGATGCGCAGTCAATTCGCCAAATTCGTGAGAAGGCAGCGAAGGAAACTGAGCAGATTACTGGTGCTAAGCGTCAAGCGGCGGTTGTCTCTGGAGGCTCCACGGCGAGTTCGGCAGATGTATCGGCAAAACCCATTTCATCTATCCGAGATGCTTTTGAATCCGCTAAGCGGATCCACAGCGTTTAGGACCAAACTCTAAGGAGAAAACAACATGCCAGGTAACGCCAACTTTGATGCGTTGCTCAGCACTACGCTGGCAAACTATCGTGCACAGCTCACGGACAACGTGTTCACTGCACGCCCACTGACCTACTTCCTCATGGACAAGGGTCGCATTCGTATGGTTGATGGTGGAACGAAGATCGTTGAACCGTTGATCTACGGTCAGAACGGCACCGTTGCATCGTACAGCGGTTACGACACCATTTCGCTGACTGCCCAGGATGGCATGTCCGCTGCCGAGTTTGACTGGAAGCAGTACGCTGCATCCATCGCAATCTCCGGTATTGAAGAGGCGAAGAACAACGGCGAAGCCGCAATCATCAACCTCCTTGAGGCGAAGATTATGCAGGCTGAGGAGTCGATGCGTGAAGGTTTCAACCAGATGTTCTTCGGTGATGGCACCGGCAACTCTGGCAAGAACTGGAACGGTCTTGGAAACCTTGTTGAGTCCGGCAACACCGTTGGTGGAATCAACTCGGCAAACGGCCAGGGCAACGACTTCTGGCGTTCGTACGAGGAAAACACCGCAGGTGCTTTGACCCTCGCACAGATGGCCACCGCCTACAACAGCGTGTCGGTTGGTAACGACCACCCAGACATGATCCTCACGACTCAGACCCTGTTTGAGAAGTACGAGGCTCTGTTGCAGCCGCAGCTCCGCTACACGGACACCAAGACCGCAGATGCTGGATTCCAGAACCTGCTGTTCAAGGCTGCTCCTGTTGCGTACGATGTGCACTGCACCGCAGGTGTTGTGTACTTCCTCAACAGCAAGTACCTCACGCTTGTCGGTCACTCGGGCAAGTGGTTCCAGCAGACGGATTTCGTCCGCCCAGAGAACCTCGATGCTCGCTACGCACTCATCATGTGCTACGGCAACCTCACGGTCCGCAACCGTGCGAAGCAGGGTAAGCTCACCGCAAAGACCGCCTAACGGTCCTAGGGGTGTTAAGATTGGGGAGGGGGGAAACCCCCTCCCTGATTCCCGAAAGGAAATCAAATGGCTAGAAAACCCAAAACATCGGCAATTGAAGCAAGGGTCGGACACAACACTGATGATTCTTATCGTCAGCGTCGTCGTGTTTCCGATATCAAGACTTCATACAACATGCCCTACCCAGGAAAGGGGCCCAGTCGTCCCTGGAACCCTGCCTATGGCAGAAATATGGAAAAACTTGAAGGTTCAATGGGAAGGGTTCGATATGAGGAAGATGGTGCCGATTATCGAAACTTTGAAAGAATCTACAGTGGCCCAACTGATGCCGTAGGTGTTTCTCTTCGCAGGAGACGAGAAGCAAACATGGGGGTAAAAGAGGGCAAGCCAAGAAATAAGAAAAAGAATCAAATCAAGAAAAATGCAAGGTAAGTAACAGAAATGCCAAGTTATTATCGGATACTAGACAACGGAGTAGAAAAGCCAATGGCAAGAGACCGTAAGCCGGCAGACCGCATGAAGCAGGGACTGTCAAAGAGCAAGAACAGCAAGCCAAGCCAGTTCAAGAAGAAGGGCGATTTCCGCATCGGTGGCACGTACAGCACCGGTCGTGCGATCACCATCGGAATTCCTGGCCAGAAGCCAAAGGTCAAGGGCAAGGCTGTTGCTGGCAAGGCACAGCAGATTCGCAAGGCCGACAAGGCTGATGCTTCTAAGCGTCGTATCAGTGGCACGACACGTGGCGGTCGTTCCAAGTATTAATCAGTAGGTCTGTTGCCTTCCCTCAGGCCACACTGGGGGAAGGTAACAAATAGGGCTATTGGTTGATGATGAAAAACGCTCAACCAGCCCATTCGCTTTACGGTGCACCCGTTTCGGGACAACGCCTCGCATATACAGAGAATGCGAAGATTGCGGCACCATCCGGCCCCTATGTGGGCCGTAATCGTTGCATTGGCAACGATGATACCTGTGAGGGCCCAAAGGCCAAAGGAACTGATTACTGTGTGGGGCATCTGCGTTCACAAGGGCTGGCTAAGTGATTACCCTGAATACCCTTCGGGATCAGGTTCGTGCCATGGCCGATCTGGACGAAACGGATCTTTCCGATTCCGTCATTGACCAGTTTGCCAAGGAAGGTTTTCAGCGCATTTACGCCTTGGAGCGTCGCTGGCCATATTTGCAAACAACGTTCACAACCTCAACGTCCGCAGGCATCAGATCGTATCTGATTGAAAACATCGGTGATATTCGAGAAATCATTTCAATTGTTGACACAAGTTCATCTGGCAATAGGTTTACTTTGATTGACCATAACAATGCGGAAGAGGTTTGGCTCGGGAATACCGACACACCAAGCCGACCGTATTTCTTTTCAATTTGGGAAAAGCAGATCCACCTGTGGCCGAAACCAGATACAACCTATACTTTGTTGATTCGTGCATACCGGAACCCGTCATACGACTGGTTGACCAGTCCGGATGACGATATTGATTTGGATGAATGGTTCCATGCCATTCTCCCGTATTTTGTTTTGGCACGTGTTTATCAGCGTCAGGAAGACGCAGAGTTGAGTGCGATGTACATGCGCTCCTTTGAAGAAGGAGTCGCATTTGCTAGACGTGACTTGATGAAAGCTTCAAGCGCACAACCTGTTGTTATGTCCGGTGGCAAGCGTTATCCAACTATGCGTCGCTGGTTGCAGACGCTTGGGGCGACTCTTGGACAATGAGCGCAGTATCCGTAGAGCGTTACGATGATTTTACTGGAGGTCTGAACCTACGTTCAGATCAATTCCAGCTGACTCGGAACGAGTCGCCAGATATGCTTAATGTGGAAATTGATCCACGTGGCGGTTTGTTTACCCGTGGTGCAATACGGGAGATAAATAGCACAGCTATTTCTCACACTGGTTCGTGGAACCCTGAACGGCTTTACAATTTTTCTGGAACTACGCCCACAATCATGTTGACTGCTTCAAGCAAAGTGTATAAGTCGACTGGTGGGAACTTTACGACTCTTCAGTATTCAGCTGGAAATGATGTGACTTCTTTGTCGTCCCATGGTGCATGTATGGCTCAATGGAGTGACACGATGTACATGTGCATGGGAACTGCTGGCAACGGTGGATACAAGTGGAAGACGACTGATACGTATGCGACAGCGTTGACTGCCTCTGGCGTCAACCCGAACCCTTGGCAGGCATATAATACTCCTACTGGTGGGAAGATGCCAACGGCTGAGCATCTTCTTGTTCACGCCAACAAGATGTTTGCAGCTAACACGACAGAGGCTTCTGTGACCTATCCGAATCGTGTTCGTTGGTCGCATGAAAACCTGCCTGAAGATTGGATGCAGGACGACTACATTGATTTTGAAGGTGGCGGAACCGGTGTTACCGGTATGGCTACCGTTGCTGGTCAACTTGTGGTGTTTAAGCCACGAGCCATTTATGTTGTGTATGGTTACGATGGCACAGACTTTCAGGTTGTTGAATTAACATCAAAACTTGGTGTTGCAAGCCACCATCATATGGCTGTTGCTGAAACAGGAGTTTATTTTTACTCGCATCCACAGGGTTTGTTTTACTATAATGGAACAAACATTCTTGAGTTGTCCGACAACATCAAACCAATTTATCCGTTAGGGCATGTTAACAATTCTGAAACAGACAAAATTTCTGTTTCGTTTATCAATCGTCGTGTATGGTTGGCGATGCCGTATTCGGTTACCACTAGCGTTACGGATGCGACTGTAAATTTTGTTTACGACCCTTCGATCAACAATGGTGCTTGGGTCAAGCATTCAACAGCAGATGGCAAAGCTGTAGTAGGTGGGGTTGACTGGACAGATACAACTGGCGTACCTAGGGCTTTGGCCATTCATGCAACACAACCAAGAGTTATGGAAGTTGACCTTTACAGCGAGGTGAATGACCGAATTGGTGGAACTAATCTCGGTTTCTCAACCTATTATCGCACAGGTTGGATTGATGGTCGCACATATTCTCAAAAGAAGATGTGGCGTAGACCCGACATTGTTGTTAAGCAGATTAATTCTACCGCACAGCTTAACGTAAAGGTGTACCATAATTTTGAGGAAGCGGTCGGCAACGAACGCAAAACGTTTGTTATCAATATTCCTGCTTCGGCATCCGGAATGATTTGGGGTGCTGGCGCATGGGGTTACGGTTCCTGGGGTGTAATGGCCCAGGGGGCACAGGTTATGCGTGGATCCAACCTTGGGTTGGCTCGCTCGGTCCAATTGTTGTTCACTGGCCCATCAGGAAAGTATTGGGGCATTGACAGCATTTCTTACAAATTCAATGCACGAAAGGTCAGTGGCTAATGGCTGTTACAATCCCACACACATTTACCAATGGAAACATTGCTGAGGCTGCTGAGGTCAATGCTAACTTCACAGCGGTCAAACTGTTCGTTGACAATCTTCAGGATGGCACCAATTTTACGGCTGGTGCCATTACCACAAACTCAATTGCCGATGGGGCAATTACGCAGTTGAAGATTGACCCGACAGTCATTTCATCTTTGGGTGCTAGTGGCGATGACTCTGGAATTGTATTGGGTGCACAGATTTTCTCATGATGTACGAACTCCAAATCCCCGCCCTGACGACTTTGCAGTCATCTGATGCTCGAGCGATTAGGGCCATTGTTGCCTCGCTTGTGTCCGAAATTTCCAGACTTAACAAAGAAGTTGAAGATCTTAAGGAACAGATGAAGCGACGAAATGACAATCGAGAAAGGCCAGTTTATGGCATACGACGCTAGCGTATTTGAAGCACGTCGGCGTGCTGCAATGCAGAACATTGCCGCACCGTCGGCAATGAATGTATATGACCAGTTTATTTCACAGCAACGTGGTCAACGCAATCTTGCAGATTTGCAACGCCAATACAACGAGGGTGCCCCTCGGGTTGTAGCAGGTTACGGTCGTCGTGGACTATTGGCACCATCGGTTAAAAGTGGTGCTTTCCGTAAGGCAATGGCAGAATATGCACGCAGGCGTGTTGAAGATACTTCTGCTTTGCAGCGTGAACTGGATATGTCTGCTGCTCAAGCAGAGTTGCAGAATCGTCAGTTGCGGTCACAGTACGCTCAGGATTTGCAGGATCTTGAAACCGACAAAGCACGTCAGATTCGAGAAGACGCTTTGGCGCTTCTTCGTTTGAGAGCAGGAGCATAACATGGCAGAAAACCAGAGAACCCCAGGTCGTAGCGCATATAGAGCAAATCGTATCAAAGTGTTTCCGACTGCCCAACCGTCAACGGATAATACAATTCCCGTTGCCTCATATGTTGATCCGACGGCTACACAAATTGCCGACACACGCCGTGGCACGGCTGACCGTGCTTCCGCAATCCTGAACCGTGGTCTTTACGGAACCAATCTTGACGTTTTAAATCCTGCACAACGTGCAACATATCTTCAGGGTCAAGGAATTGACACGAGACCTGCACAAAATGTGAACATTGATATTGCTGGAGCACTTGGTCTTGGCGGTGGAGGTTCAGGTGGCGGCGGACTGTCAGCATCTGACAAGCTTGCATTGCAGAAGTGGCAGTATGAGAAAGCGCAGGACGCTGAAGAAAAAGCACGTCAGCAACGCTCGTACGATCTCATGATTCAGCAACTTCAAAATGGTTCGTACCGTGGAGATGTGGACGCAGCTTTGGCAAGGATTGGCAAGATGGATGCCGCATCAAAGACTGGTATTGAATCGATTTATGGCGATGTTTTAAAGAACATTGGTGCCGGATATGACACGGCATCCGGTTTGACAACCGGTGCATACAATGCGCTCACAGATTACCTGAACCAAAACCCGAACAACGCATTTGCTGGTTTGACACAGCAGGTTACTGCTCCACAGGATCAGATGGCCCAGATGTTGGGTGCGTATGGTGTGTCGGCACCTGAAGTGGCGGCACAAATTCAGGCAGAACAGTTTGCTGGGCAGCAGGGTGCTGGGGCATTCAATACGCTTGCGGACTTTCTTGCTAGTGCGTCTCGTCAGGCTGATTTGTCTCGTTTGGCTGAAGCCAAGGCTGCTGGTGCGTTTGCTGGCACCCAGTTGGGTCAGGAACGTGCGGCTTACCAGTCGCAGGCTGCTAGGTCACGTCAGGATGCTTTGACCGCTTTGGCTGAGCGTACTGCTCAAGCCCAGTTTGATCAGGAACAGGCTGCCGAAGCAAGGCGACAGGCCATTGTGGATGCTCTTATTGCGGCCGGCATTGCCCCTCCTAATGGTTCTGGGGCTGGTGGCGCTTTGACGAAACTTGAGCAGACGATTAGGGCTGGTGGTGGAAATACCACGGAGGCGCAGTTCCAGCAGGGGGTTGATGAGTTGGCGTCAATCCTTGGTGGTATTGGGTTCCAAGGGTAACGAATCAGGTATTTGGTATGGATCCAAAGGTTTTAGCACAAATTGCCCAAATGTTTAAGGCAAACAAGCTTGGCGACCCCTCCAGCGCCGCCTTTGACCCAGTTCTCGCTTTGCTGACCGGAACCTATACACCCAAGCAACAGTTCACTGAGGAACAGCTTTTTGAGCGTCTTGCGCCCACGATGTTGTATGCGGCCGCTGAGGGCCCTAATTCGCCTAGGGCGATTGCGGCTAGCCGTATTAAGGCTGGTGAAGCACCTTGGTCGATTGAAAACGACAAGGAACTTCGTGGAAAGATTTCTAGCAAAGAATGGTCAAGGTTTGTTTCCGATCTCGCAAAGGAATCGCAGGCTGTTCGTGCAAAAATGCTTGATTTAAGTTTGGAACAAGATCCTTTCCAGAAACAGGGTCTTCGTGGGTTAAATGAGCAGTTCACTCCGCAGGATGCATACAAGTATGCGCCAAAGGAGTTTGCAAAGATTTTTGAGGGCATGGATGAAGCCAAAAAGGCCGAAGATGCCAAACTGAAGAATATTCGTTCAGAGTTTGGTCGTGATGTGATGATCCTCAATAGAGAGGAAATGCTCAAGAAGCTTACGGATATGGAGAAAAGTAATCCGGATGTTATTAAGCGTGCACGTGAATTCAGTCCAACTAATTGGAGAAAAGAAGTTGCAAAGTTTGCCAAGAATTCTGCCCAAAACAAGTTGAACGAAAATCCCCTCATGTCTCTTGTGGACGTAGGTCAGACTGCCGCACAGAAGTCTTATCTTGCCCAGAAGGAAGCCGTGGAGGCCCGTAGGGCTGGTACGGCATCAAACAGGATGGCTCAGGCAGCAAAACTGGCTGAGGGCATTACAGGGGCTCTTACATCGGCTGGACTTAGCCCAACGATGGAAGATATTTTACGGAACCTTGCAGTACGCAAAACAATGAAGTGACGAATGGCTGATGCAAACAACGAACAATTCATACTGGAGAATCTAAAAAAGATTGGTCAATCCCAAAAGGGAACCAAAGCCAGTATTCCTGGGACGACTGGTATTCGTCGTCCCCAAGGACAAACCAGTGAACTGTTGAATGTCCTGAACACAGCCAAGAATGTGCCCGTGTCTGCGCCCACAAAGAAGGGCAAGGTTGTTTTGTCAACCGAAGTTAAGGATTTGGCCAAGGATGGTCCTGACGTTTTGGGCAAACTTTTAAAACCTCTTGAGGTTCTCAGCATTCCTCGTAATGCCATTATTTCAACTGTGAGAGAAGTGGCTGATGTTCTTGATTCTGATCCCAATACCAAGGGTAGTTGGGGGGATTGGTTTAATCAGACGAAAGATTCAACCTACGGTTTTGGTAAAGCTTTCCCGATGAAGGGTTGGTTGGGTCGTATCGTTGGTTTTGCTGGAGACACATTACTTGATCCATTAACATATGCCACTTTGGGTGGAACCGTTGCTAAGGGTGCAACTTTTGTTGATGATGCAGGTAGGGTTCAAAAGACTCGATCCATTCTTGGTCGAACAGTTGTTGGTCGTGAAGGACGCCAGAAACTGGCAAGTTTTGCAAGAGCACGTGTAGAGAAACTGGCTAGAGACGGTCACATTGCTGCTAGTGCAATGAGCAAAGACATGATCTCCGAAATGGTGCGAGATATCGCAGCTCAAGGCAAACGTGCTTTACCAAAGTTCGTTGCTGATGATATTGGCATTAGGGGTCCCGGGGTTTATTATTTTGGTTCTAGGGTTAAGATTCCAAAGAGCGATAAGTTGGGTTTCTTTTTGGAAAAAGGTATTACGAAGATGCGCCTGGGAGCGGTTAATTCGGATGCCATGAAACCATTGATTCGTGCAATAACACCTAGGGGTGTTGGCAGAATTGAGGAATTGGGTCCAAATTTTGTTCGTGATGCAAGAATTGCTTTGGCGTCTGGACGTTTGGATCCGATCGATGCCGATAATGCTTTGACCTATCTTGAGATTTTAGATAATAAGCGAATTAATGTTGCAGCATATTCAAGTTCAACATCCGATGCATTGGCTGACGAACTTGATGACGTTCTTAACACAACTCAAGATATGCGCTTGTACATGGATAATGTTGTGGATCCGAGCACTGTTCCGGGTGCAACAGCAGGTGATATTGACAAGGCTGTTCGTCTCAGGGCCGTGCTTGATGATTTGCGCCTGAAGCTTGATGCAAGGGCGCAAGAAGTTGGAGCAAGCCCAATCGGTTATGTTAAGGGTTATGTTCCACGTATTGAAACCGAACAAGGAGCCCGATATAGGCAACTTGTTGGTGATGATGCATTTGACGAAATGGTTTACGGTCCACCAATTGATTCACGCAGACGTCAATCATTCCGAAGACGAACATTGCAACCAGGAGATGAATGGTTCGGTCACACCCTGCAACCAGAACAAATGGATAACGCCACATTGAATACTTTGGCACGTAATCCAACGGAAGCTTGGATTGGTAAGACCGGTCGTGAACCAATTACGTTTGACATTTTTGAAACCGACATGGCAAAAATCTTGAACGGATACATCCGTCAATACGGTGAACAGATGGCCACCTTTGACATGATTGAAGAGTTTACAACACGCATGCCGCACATGGTTGCATGGTTGGACAAAACATTTGAACTAGACCCAGACTATGTGCGCACAGCTTTGGTGTTGCGTCCCAAAGAAGCATTTGAAGACAGTGTTGAATCACTCAGGAACTGGTCACGTGTAACCAACGAAGCAGCGGAGCATTCAACATCCACACTTGAGGCTCTTACCGGCACTCTCCGTGGACGCAAAGAAACCTTGCTTCGCCAAGAGGTATTGGACCAGGATCTTGTTGCGATTGTGGCCCACCTTGATGAGGCATTGAAGCAGGAACAGGCTGCTTCGCAGGCTGTTCAACAAACCTTTGCCGCATTTGATGACATGCTGGAAAATGTTGATGGTCTATCAAACAATACGCTTGTTATTGCTCAGCGTCAGAAGCTTGCTGATGAGTATGCTGGTTTGGCTAGCAGGGTTGCTGAGATTCAGAAGAAAATGTCAGCTGATCCGCTGCCTGGTCCTAAGGTATCAGATAAGTTTGGAAAAGAAATATCCACTCAATGGGTGGCTAATCCTAAAAAAGAAATTCTTGCACTTGTAAACGATTTTGCTGATCACGCCAGGCGTATTGCTAGATTTGAAAGAGAGATTGATTCTCTTGGTGATGTGCAAGATATTCTGCCTGCGTTTATTAACGCCGGCGAAGTAAATGCTGGAAGCCTCTACGATTCTATGAGTCGTTTTGTAAAACTCAAAGGCATGCCGAAAGGCAAGCCATTGGTTGGGAATTCAAACTGGAGCCCGACCACAGCACAGGCTGTCGCCAACCTTGGCAACGATGCAGATGTTATGAACAGTTTGTTGTCATTCAGCGATGAAACATTTGATGCCATTACCGAAAAACAGGTGAAAAACATTGCCCGATACATTTGGGCTCGCATAGCAAGCAATGACTCCAGTTTTGTTAATGATTTCAATAACGGAATCTGGAAGCGTGGCGGAAAACCAACACTTGCCGATGTGTGGCAAACAGCATTCAAAAATATAGGAAGCAAGGGAAATCCCAAAGTAGTTGTTCAGGATTTGGTCGACATGCTTCACGCTCAAATAGCACTTACTGAATATTTGCAATACAAAGCCGTATTTGATGAATATGGCCTGCAAATTGGCGACGATGTAATTGATGAAATTCTGCGACGTAAAGCAGAACCCATTTTGGCAAAAGCCGTTAGAGATAACGATGTTGAATTGCTGTCACGTTTGACGGATTCACAAAACATTTATGGGCGCACCGACCGAATCGATCATCCGTTTAGCCGATACAAAATGGTTGAGCGTGCACGCAAAACACGAGACGACCTTATTGACGAGATTGATAAGACAAACAAACTTAGCCGTGAAAGAAATGCACCAGCAGATGTTAGGGCTGCAAGAACAAAAGAACTTGATGGTCTTAAGCCCAAGCAGCGTGCTGCGTTCAAAAACTTTATTGCTAGGCAAAAAGCTTCAGCAAGAGCCTATAGGGCTGATCTTGCTCGAGCGAAAGAAGACTTGAACTTTGTTAATGGTGCTTTGGCCGAAGTGGACTCTAAGTACGGTGCAGCCAAGCAAAAGCTTGTGAAAGAGTTTGGTGACTCGGCGGCAAAAGGTACTTTGGGTCAACGCTTTAAGGCAACTGTCCAGCGCATCTTTGATAATCCAAAACTTCTCGAAGAATATGTAGAAAAGAAAATTATTGAATTGTTTCCTGAAAGTGTTTATGGTCAAGACGTTGGTCGTCTTGTCGCAGAATCATGGAAGTCCCACCATGCCGAAGGGCTGAGAATTGTTTTGACAAGAGACTCAGCTGATGACGGCGGATATGTCAAACAGATCATTGCGGAAATGTTGAACGGTTTGGATGAGATTATTGATAATGCGGCTTTGGCTGCAAAAACGGATCTCAATCTGCAGGCGGATGAAATTGGCAAAGAATTTTCCAGACTGACAGACAAAATCGCATTGCTTGAAGACAACATCAATAACATGATGCCAAGTACCTGGTTGAACGGCGAAATGGGGCAACAGGTATACGAAGATGTGCTTATTAGGTCGGAGGGCGTACAGCGTGCAGTACAACCTGGGGCCGGTGACATTCCAGAGAATGCAAAAAATGTTGAATTCTTGAAGCAGGTATACAGGGATCTTGTTGATAGCGATGAATACCCGATTGCAAAGGCACAGCAGAAAGCGGCGAACATTGCGTACATTGTTTCTGAGCTGAATGGGACTGCGGACATTCTTCCTGGCATCAGATTCTCGTCTGAAGAATGGGACGCAATTATGTCCGGGGCGGAGGTCGCTACGGCGACCAGCCGCAAGCTGGATGCAATTGTCAAGCATGCACGAAACATATTCCAGCAAACAGATCCAGATGAGTTTGCCCGATTGGGTGGAGAAATCTCAGACGAATACGCTTTGAAGCGATTCGTTCAAAAGACCATGACCGAGCGGCCAGATATTGTTGCGCCCACAAATGTTGCGCAGACACGCAAGGCCGCAATTCAAAAGGCGTTTGAGCAGACTGACGGATATCAGCATCTTAAGAAGATTGAAGAATTCCGTGCACGTATTGTTGCTGATGACATTCGTCGCAAGTCGGTAAACCCACAAACCAAAGCCGATGCTTTGGCTGCTGCCAATGATGAGATTGATAATGCTGCGAATCAGATTGCTCAGGAATTTGATGAGTGGACCCCTGAATCATCCAAGAAAATTGATGAGCTTATTAGAGAACTCAATATTTGGAAACGTGAAGTAGAGGGCAAACTTGTCACAAAAGAACAGCAAATGTCGAAGGGGCAAACTGGTGCTTTTCTTGGTTATACGGAAGAAGGCGAAGATATTGCCGCAAATCTGCTTAAAGAAATTGATGAAACAGGATCGTTGAAGTTTACAAAAGGTCCAGATCGAACACAAAACATTAATGCAGCAGCCCAGGAACAAAGTTTTGAGTTGTTGCGTCAACTGAATTATAACAATGATTTGATTCAGCGTCGTATTAGGGCCGTTTTGGATACCCCACTTGAACGCAAGTCTGTTCAAAGACTTTTAGATGAAATTAGATTGCTTGATGAAATCAAGAAATTTAAGATCGATATTGATGGTGTGCAGATTTCTCGTGCCTTGCGTGAGCGCAAAGCACAGCTTAACAGGCTTGTGCCGAAAGAAGAATACATTCTTGACACCACTGGACTTAGTGACGAAAGCGCAAAGTTCCTTAAGGGATGGGAATCAAAAACCAAAAAGGTTGCACGATCAAAGACTTACAAGCAACCTAAAAATGACAACATGGAAAATGTTTTGGAGCGCACTATTAGGTCGCAAGACGAACCAAGGGGCGAGTTTGATCCAGATGGCGGTTACGGTCTTTCCGACTACATTGAAAACGCAGAAGAAAGAGCAGTGCGAGAAGGCATCTACCGTAATCCAGATGGGTCAATATCCGTATGGAGACGAACTGGCTTGCAGGCCAAACCAACCCCCGAAGCCGTAAAACAACGACTTTTGGAAACCGTGCCAACACCTATGACACCAGAACTCAGAACACCATCTGGCATCAACGAAGAAGGCCTGAGACTGCTGGAAAACGACCTCAAAAGGGTCGCCAACACCTCTGATGTGGGCGCAAAACAGGCCGAGCTCGACAGAGCAAGGGCTGTTGTACGGAACTTGGAAGCACAATACGATCAGGCTGCAGCAGTAATCAATGCCGGCGACCCAGAAGCATTGACCAATGTGCAAGAAGGTTTAGACCTGCTTGAACAAACAGTTGAAGCATTGAAGAACAATATTGAAATCAACAATATCAACTCTGGCGACTTGGCAACTGTTAGCAAGCGAAGCGGAGATATCTACAACTCGCTCAAATTTGTTCAAGAAAGACTAAAGGAAGCACGCAAAGTTGCTGAATACCTTGGTGACAAGAAATCAATGGACCTTATCGACAAAATTATTTTGTCACAAGTTGAAGCAGAACGACAGTTCTTTGAAACATTCGCACAGTTTGGGCAAGCAAAGTTTGACAACCAAATGCTTGGTGCTGCAGAAGCAATGATTTCATCTGGAGGGAAACTTCTTGAGGATGGAAGAATTGCGCTTCCATCAGGCGTAATCGTGGATGGTGTGCCACCAGAAATGATTGCTGATGGCATCAGGCAAACAATGACCACTTTTGCCGGCTGGAAAGAACTTGGAACATTCTATCCAGGGTTGCAGGGTTCACCAGAATTTATGCAACTTTGGGAAGCAGGATCACGAATGCAATCCCCAGAATGGGTACGCAAACTTGCTTACTATATTGGACCTTACACGAAAGCTTGGAAAGCTTTCGCAGTTCTTTCACCCGGATTCCATGTGCGCAACGCTATTGCAAACGCAGTTACGTACACATTGGCTGACGGAAATATGGACAACCTGATAACCATCACCCCAATTTATGCGGCATGGACGAAAGCCAAACGAGCAGGAACAAGCTGGGCAGAATTCTTGCGAAGTTCAGCAGTTCCACAAGAACTCGTACCGGCTTTGCAAACGGCACGCCTCGGCATGCTTGGATCGGGTGGAGGTATCTTCTCCGAAACCTTCAAAGAAGCAACCAGCGGAAAGTTTGGTGCACGCATTTATGACAACTGGCTGATCAGAAAGAACCAAGCAATCGGTCAGGCAGCAGACAACTACATGCGATTTGCATTAGCGTTCGATACCGCCGTGAAAGGCGGCGACGTTGGTCTCGCACAAATTAGAGTAAAACGATTCTACTTCGACTACGAAGACCTTTCACAGTTTGATGAGGTCATGCGACAAATTGTACCGTTCTGGCTGTGGACAAGCCGAAACCTTACAATGCAAATTCAAAACATGTGGCTGAATCCACGACCATACTTGATCTACGAATCTTTCAAACGGAACTTTGGTGATAACGAAACGCCACTTCCACCATTCGTAAAAGAATTGGGTGGCTTCAGATTGCCATTTGGCACAGGTATGTACCTGATGCCAGACATTGGATTCAACCGAATTGGCAAAGACCTAGAAGCTTTCTACAATCCAGTAGAGTTCCTGAACAAAGCCAATCCGTTGATTAAGATCCCGGTCGAACAAGCAATGGGAGCAAGCGCATTCACCGGAACAGAGTTTAAGACACCGCAAGACAGGCTTGCAGCGATCCTTAGGGCTGGCGTGCCGCCTGTAGGCCAGGGAGAAAGACTGTTCGGTAAAGAAGGCTTGTCACAACTCAACGCTTGGCTCGGTTACCTTGGATCACCAGTACGTAAATATAACTAGGAGAACACATGGCAAAGCGACCCTACACAGGCAACAAAGATGGCGCAGCCAAAGGCTTGCGCCCCGGCATGAAAGTATTCATTGAAGAAGTAATCAAGCTTGGGAACGGTGCACTTTGGAACAACGGTGACTGGGGCGTACGCCCAATGAGAGGCAAAGAAACTCTCAGCGTCCACGCAACAGGTCGAGCTGTTGATTTAAGTTATAGGCACGTACCCGAAAAGAAAAAAGGGAAAAAGAACGGCCGACCCGACGCCATCAGAGTATTAAAAATATTGCAAGCTAACGCAGATCTGTTAGGCATCGAAGCAATGTTTGATTACTTCCCCAAGCCATGGGGCAGGGCATGGATGTGCACCAGAGATGCTTGGTCTAAATATCGGACCGAAACAATTCACGGGGCACCTGGTGGAGATTGGATACATCTAGAAGTCTCCCCTGAAATGGCTTCCGATCCGAAGAAGATGCGTGAGGCGTTTCAGAAACTGGTGATTCCTTCTGGTCCTTTGACTGAATAATTACTTCGGGCTGATCCAAAATATAAACATTTAACACCATCCCAACAGGGATGTGAACAGGCATACCCACGGTTTTGGGATCATCAACCTCATCAGGCATGTACGAACCAACAATGGTCATATAACCATCAAGGCAGTTTTCCCAAAGCCACCCGACAGTAACCACCGTACACTGCTCCGGCTCATATGTCTTGACTTCCGTCCAACCGTTCTCGCCATCATACGCATCTTGCCAATGAATGGCGACAAGAGGCCAGCTTGATTTAATCTTCATATGGATTGATACCCTCCTCATGCAAATGCATCTCAATCGTAGCGATAATACCCGACATAAACGAACCAACCTTAACCCAAGAGTTCTTGTCGCCGTAAAGAGCCTCACGCCAATAACGACATAAATCAATAGCCGACTGATTATCAGAATTCAAAACAATACTGATGCCACCCGACATATGATACTCGAGCTTGGAAGCAGCATCATTCATACGCTCAACCTCATCCTTGGGGATGATGTTGTAAATCCAGTCGTCAGACATTCTTCTTCCTTGCTTTCTGATTTCTAACATATACGTACCCCGGGGGAAGACCGTTCGATGAAATGCCCTGACCCACATCCACACTGCCAAACGCAGCTGCAAGAACTTCAGCAACTTCTTCCACGCTGACCGAAACATCAAAACCCACTGTGATCTGTCTCATCTTCATCTAAATTCAATCTTTCACGAATAAACTCATTGGCTTCAAGAAGAACCCCAAGCCTAGCGTAAGCAGCATTACGCAAACGCCAAGCATGCGGCTTGGAAACACCAAGACGCTTACCCAAAGCCTCCAAAGAAATCATCTCAGAATTAACCGCATCAATAATAAAACGATCCTGCTCAGACAACTGTTCAATACAGCTAGCAACAGCCTCCCGAAGAGGCTGGATTTCCTGCAAGGACTCTTCAGGCTCTTCAAGGATGCCAGCCATCATCAACGCCTCAATGGGCGTTTCTGGCCTCCTGTACCCACGGAACGACTCTGCGTGGGACGGAGTAATGCTGACGTCTCTATTCCTCAAGTTTTACAATTTTGCACTTATCGATCGGTATCTCAAAGAAGGTTTCACCTTCCGTATAAATAGTGTTCTTCGTTACAACAGACTTGAAATCCTCACCATCAACAAGAAGAACATGTGTTCGCTCATGGTTCAACATGGCGAAATAAACCATCTCGTGCGTCTTCAAAAACTTGAACTTACGAGAAGCAAAATGCACAGTCTTAAACGGGAAAACTGGACCACGCCAATTATGCTTAACCTCAACCTCAATACCGGTATCAGGCATACCCCAATCAGTCAAAATATCAATACCAAACTGATCAGGATTCAACTCCGCTTTTGCCCCTTGTGAGCGCAACCACTCAATGATCTGATATTTAGCCGAATCATCGGCCTCGTAAAGATTGCGATCAAACGGCTTCGAAGAAGGCTTCATGCTGTCATGTGCTCCATCTTCTCTGCAATTTGCGCATAGCACCACAAATACCCTGCGGCATCAATGACACTATCCACATGCAAAAGATTCTTGCGATAGTTATTTTGCAAACGAGCAAGTTTCACGGAAACCATGAACATTGCACCTTGGGCAGGAGTTAACTCCACGCCCGAAAAAGCACGAAAAATATCAACCACCCGAGAATAGTCATCAAACGGATGATTGTATTCTTCACGACGCTGCCCGTGGGTCAGCTCGTGAGCCTTAAGCAAAACCTCATCAATTTGTTTAGACATTATTCCTCGTCGCTGAGAGCCATATACTCTGCGCCACTCATTTTCAGAATACGGCCATCTGGCTCGATAGCAACCCAGGTTGGTGCATCCGGATCGCAAGTGCATCCGGACAACTTTTTGGGGTCATGAGTAACCAAGAAATTACAACGTAAACAAACAAGAGCATGAATCATATTAAGCTTTCTCTGCGAACAGAACAACAATCTGCTTATCATCAGAATACGCCACACCATTCAACGCATCCAAAACAGACTTAACGTAATTATCAATATCACCACGTAACCGCTTAACCGGCTGCTCAACTTCAGGATTCGGCTGCACACGCTCAATCTCCAACTCAATCTGATCATGCACAAAACGCAACCGAACAGCCAAATCACCTTCTTCAAACAACGGACCTTTATACATCTCAGCAATAGCAGCTTCATGCAAAGCCGTCACTTTGGGTGTGTACGCAAAACCACGCTTTGATATTCTCGGGCGCTGCTTTGCCCGAGGACGAATCTTGAAAATTTGGTTGTACTTAAACTTTTTCACGGACGAAACCCTTCCGACATAGGAACATCAGAACCATAACACGTCTCAATAATCTTAGTCAACTGTTCAACAGCATCCTCACGACCATGAAACTTACCCCACCTACGATCTGCGCCCACAAGCAAATTATAGGCATGATTGATCGGCGTGCCGTGCTCACGCATCAAGTGGACTAGACGCACAAGCGTGTTCGAGCGGTCAGAACCCGGTAACGGGCCATGCCACCAAATGTTGGCAATATACGGATTGATGTGCTTGAAAGATTCCTGAAGGTCAGGGGGCAAACCCTGAGGAACTTCAACCTTACGACGCTGAACCTTGGACATTTCAGCCAAGGGAAACAGATCAATATTGCTTGCACGATGCGCATACGCATGATCAAGAAACTCTTCTAAAGGAAGAGGATTATCATTAGCGTCTAACATAAACCTGTTCTCCGGAATACCATTACAGCCACCCGGATAAGGCAAACGAACATAGTTACCCAAACCCGAACAAATCTCCTGCTTGGGATTAACCTCTTTAGCAGGAAGATTGATTACTTGGTGGGCAGCTAGGAACGCACGACGCATAATCCAAGCCGGCACCCAATCATCAGCGAAAACCCAAACATGATAACCACGTCGAGTTTTCTCAACATAAGAAACAACACCCTTCAAAAAGAAAGCTGTCTGAAGATTACGTGCCGCATCAAGATCATCAACATCAATATCCGAACAACCCCACTTGACAGTGGAGTCGTCAAGCAACGGATAAACCCCGAAATAGAAATCGCCGTTCAAATGTGAGGCGAACATATCTGAAGTCACCGAAGCTTTGACAGACCCACCATCCCAAGTGCCGTACGCATCTGTACGACCGTCAAAAAGCTCAGAAAATAAATCAACCGAACTAGAAAGATTGCTCATAAAAATTACCCTGCTGATATTGCGTCGGCAAAGCACCACTAAGATCAGTCAACCGACCCGTAGCGGTATCCAACTCGAAATCAATATCATCAACAAGTTGACCAGCTGGACGCTTATTCTTCAACAAAGAAACCGTCACAGTAAACTCATGAATCCTGGCTTCGCTACGCAAATAATCCAAACGATCCTGAGCACGCTCAGAATGCGAACGATCAAGTTTCTCAATCAACTCATTGATCTCTGCAGCAATCTGATACTTCTTGCGACGAACACCGATAATACTGGTTGCCTGCTGTTCACCACCGTACGAACCCGAAGACATGGTCAACTTCGCACCATCAGCACCAGCAGTACGAGACGTCTGATGCAACACAAGCATCGGAATATCGTGACGCCGACCAAAACCCTTCAAGAAAGTAGCCTTATCCGGAACAGTCTCACCAGCCTCAACCAAATCCAAATAGTCAACAACAACTAGTTCAGGCACCCGACCCCAAACATCACAAACCTCGTTATAGGCACGCTCCATATCAGAAGCAGCCAAAGGCTGATCAAACACAGCAAGATTCGGGAAATCCTCTTCAGCTGTACGACGCAACAACTTAATCGCATCAGCATCATCAGCAGCCACCCGAGCCTCAAGCTCACGAGCATCAATACGATGCTGAATACAAGTCAACTTAGTCAACACAAGCTGACGAGGCTCATCAGGAATGAACATCGCAATATGCTTATCACGATTATGACGCAACGCATGCATCAACAATAAAGTCTTGCCACCATGAGCGAACCCGAGCATCATCGCAATTTCACCAGGCGCAATACCACGCAACTCCGCATCAATTCGAGGAATACCCAAATGGATACGTTCCTGCGGAGACTGAGCCCAACGAACAAACGAATCCGCAGCATCAGCCAACGGAGAATACATCCGATACTCAGGTTCAGGTGGGGAAGCGGACTTCCCCACCAAATCCCAGCCGGCAGCAATATCTTCCGGCGACAAACGCATTACTTAGACCGAGGCGGCCAGTAAGCCTTCTCACCCTCAACAGCCTTGAAGTGAGGACGCTTAGGATTCTTATCAAGCGAATCACGGTTGTCATAAATCTTCGTGACACCATCACGCTTACAAGCCTTAATCAACCAATCCGGAAGATCACCATGCTGCTTACCAACAACACGAATATCGCCACCCGAAGAAGAAACTTCAGTAGCACCAAACGCTTCACGCATCATATTCACAGCCTGAGCATTTTGATCTTGCGAACCCTGCGGAGAACCATAAATGGTGTCCAACATGATCTCAGAAACCGACCCGAAAATGTTTGCAAACTCACCAATGCGAGCATCAACAGTCAACGACTTATCAGTCATATCGGCTGCGATCTTCGCACAAACCTGCATGATAATTGCTCTGTCCTTATCCATTACGCCTCCTCGACGCTAGTGGAGCCTTTGATGTGCGCTCCTTTACACATTGACCAAACCGGACACCACCTATCAGAACACAGGAAGTGCTGGTCGTTTATCAGCCAGCGTTCATCTGGCAAATAAATCTTACTAAGAAGAATACCATTAATCAAGGCTTGAGCCTGCTGAATAACCCAAGAACCATGACCCTCAGTACGCTTCACCGAAACAACCTGACCCGAAGACGAAGCATTACGAATCATCACACCAAACGAAAAATTCGATGGATATTCAAGCACACCCGCCCGAACCATTGCCTCAACATACAAAGCCGACTGAATATTCTGGGTCTGCTTCTCCACCTCAGAATACTTACGAGCACTTGTTTTCCAATCCCACAAACCCGAAGGATGCACATAATCAATAGTGCCCTCAAAGTACAGCTCATACTCATAAAGAGCATTCTTTACCGACCCGACATGCACAGCAAACTTATGCTCCGTCTCCCCACCAAGTGGGACGACGGGCAGAATATCACGAACCCAAGCAGAGGCCATCGAATGAATATGAGTATCCCACTTAGCAGGATCAGTATTCGTAACATAGATCTGCTTGTTTTGCGCCCACAAGTCCTGCTCAGCCGAACGAAACGCATGAACCGCATAATCACCGGCATCGCCGGCATCAATCTCATTATTAAGAATAGCCTCAATAGCCGTATGACAGGCCGTACCCATCATCGCTGAATCATTTTCACGACGCAACTCAGGATTTTTCTCCATGAGCCGAGCACGCTCAGGACACATCAAAGCATCATTAAGCCAAGACTGACGGACATAAATCTTGTCATCGTCAACAAAACGCATTAGAATCCAATCTGTAGATTGTGAACGGAACGAGCACACCCGACCTTACGGTCGGTGTGCGAGAGTATCCTGTGCCCCCCTCCGTAGGTTCCCCCCACGCTAGCACAGCTGTCAAGTATCGATCAAGTATCCCTGAGAAAACCCCAAGGCGACCAACCCTTGCCATGCTTCATGTGGGCGTAATTGTAAATAGCCAACCCGGCACGAAGATTAATTTCCGGGTCAAATAAATCCGAACGAGCGTTCAGGAGGTCCGCATCAGAAAGATACTTGACCCAGAAACCATTGATTTGCAACAACCCGAAACTACCCCCACTAGGGTCGGTAGGGTTATGCACATTGTCGTAACACCTTGATTCACGCCACAAAACTCGATCAAGCATCGGCAGCTGCTGGGCTGACCAGCCCACAGACTGCGCCAGATTCCACCACTCAGGACATTTAGCACTAACTGGCGGTTCCACCCGAGAATACTCTTCATGACGAGAATATGGGGTCAAACCATCCCACGAATCGATGGGCAGAATTGTGATAATAACTGCGGAAATCAAGGCTTTAAGCACCATTTACTCCTTTAGGGCGAGTAGAAGAGTGTCTTCCATCTCACGTTTCAATCGGGCAGCTAACGCCAGGTCATTATAGATATGCTCATATCGTAACCTGTCTGTAACATTCTCGAGTGTTTCCATCAACATTAACTTATGCGTTAAACCCTGAATAGCAGTACCCATCAAAGAAACAGCCACCCGAAGTTCACTTAAAGTTGCAGATATATCAACAGTAGGTTCCAACGGTCGAGCATCAATCATTGCAACCCTTTTGCAACTCAGCCTTCAAAGCAAGCTGACGGAAATACTCAAACTCCTTGACAGCATCATACAACTCACCACCCGGCTCACCATCTTCTTCGTCAGTCAAGATTTGCTCACCACTTTCCTGAAAAATGATAGCGTTCTGATAACCATCGGAATCCTTGTACAACATCAACATAATTCGATGCTCTTCTTCTTTGTTCAGATCGTATGCTCTGCCTGTAGAAGTAATCAAGAAACCTTGATACACACTCAGACGATTAGCATTCTCTGTATTAAGAAGCGCATATGGATCATCCGCCGTGCTAATCGGCACGATGAACGGCGGCTCTGAAGAAAAAGTTTGAACACCAAAAATATGCGGTGGCGCCCGAAAAGCATCACCCTCAACTTTATTCAAACCCTTCAAAACATCATTAACGATAATCTCAAAGTCCTTTGTTGCTGACACGAATACCCAACTTTCGATTAGACCCACGATCCAAAGTGACACCACCCCAAATCCCAGATGAACTTGTTTTTATTCCATACTGAAGACAATCCTTACGCACCTTGCACATTAGACACATACGTACGGCTTGTTTCCTGTTACGAACATCCTCGCCCGAATCACCATGATTAGGAAACCACCATCGAGTAGGACTGTTCTTGCAATTTGCTTGAGCCATCCATTCCTCACGCAAATGAGGAAAGGAAATAACTTCAGCATTAGACATCTTTTGCCTTCTTGAAAAGATTAGCAATCTGCTGAACAGCAGCATCCGCAATCAACGCAGACTTCTTATCAATCGCCAAATCAAACTCTGACTGCATGTTGTAGTTATCCATGAAACTGCGCATGAACTCAGAAACTTCCATGTTGATCATGGTACGGAAACGACTGCTGTTCATCAAAGCCGAAGCAATATCTTCCTTGTTGAGATTTGTGTTTCGCTTCAAATACTCATTGACAATCGTCTGATGATCAATAGAATCTTCGATGCCCTCACGAATATATTCTTTGACGATCTCTGCTGTTTGAGTCTGGAAGTTTTGATCGTAAGCAACAGAATCAATCAACTGATCTTTAATCGCTTGCTTGAGCAGATCAATCATCTGAGCGTTGCGATACCAATCACCACGACTCATCTCTTCCTTGATCATATTGACCACGCTGTCCTTGGTGAAAGAATTTATTCCAGCCTTGACACGCTCATCAATAAGATCCTGCATCGTTGAATCCAACTGGACTGTTGCTTCAACTGGCTTAACTTTGATAGTTGGCATATATCCTCCTGTTACCTGAACTCTGCTAAACGCTTATACGGCTCAAAATCGAAATGCTCATACAACTCATCCCAACATGTACAATCCCACGAACCACAAAACAGGCAACAAGTACATGAAGGACAATGAGTAACAATCGCAGAAGCAGGAACAGCTTCCTGCAACTTGCATGTGTAGCAATCAATCAATGATTTATCTTCGCTGATGTATGTGGTGAAAACATCGAACTGCTCAAAAATCTCATCAATGCGAGATTCGAGTTTGTCGTCACCAACTTCATCCCAAGATGCCATAGCAACATCACCATCGGCACCGGAATACGATTCCATACTCCAACCACCATACGAACTGCCGTATGAACCCAACGAAGAATACACACGGCTGTACTGGTACGAATGGTTTGACCACCACATGTCTTGATCCCAATGACCATCAGACTCATTCAAAATATAAAAATCATATTTTGCATCATCATCAACAGTTAAAAAGACAAGCTTTGAACCCTTCGCCCAAGCCTCCAATTTCTTGAAGTACTCATCATCATCCAAAGCAGTAATGCCACCAACTGCCGGCATGATATCCTGGGCAAAGACCTTAGTATCCGAACGAACATCACCAGTAGGCATCTTCACCGGCAAAATACCGTTATGCCCCACCACACTAAGACGACTGTCACCTAGAAAAAACGGATGACAGTTATTGATATTCGTAGAACCATGCGTGGCCCACCTAAAGTGGAACATCGCATGACCCGGATTAGATTTACGCAACTCAGTAAACTGATCAGCAACCTGATCAAAATTCATACCATGACCAGTAAGAATACGCTTACCAGTCGAGATGGCGAAACCAAAACCATCAGGATTATTGAATGCAGCGTTAGCGAAACGATCCAAATCCGGATTCACATATTCTGGAATAAAAGTCAACAAACACATACGGCCTCCTGATTAACCGATAACACGCTCAGAGATACGCTGCGCAAGAATTGCGTAACGATCCTTGAACTCACCTTCATTGACCCAAGCCTTGAAAGAATCAAAAGCAAGAGCATTATTCTTCATTACATCCACAGTCGGAAGAGCCGCCGTATACCTGTAAGCAGCGTCAGCCATCTGAATAGCAGCCTGAACAGTCTCGACACGCAAAGACGGACGGAAGAAACGCAACTCAATCGTCGCACGATTACGCAAATTAATCGCACAATAACGATTATCATTTATCGACTTAGCCTTAGCCATATCCATAAACGAATGCCCCGTCCGTGTGTCTTCGTCAAACCAACCCTGACGATTCAAGAAAGCCTTGATATCCCAAGACGCATAACCAGACTCACGACCAGCAAACTTGATCATTTCCGCAGAGTTCTTATACATCAAATAAAAGAACTTAAACAAATGCTTCGGACCCGTAAACGCACTACGAGACATATGCAAATGCAAACCACAAGAACGACGATTCCAAGCCTTGAAACTCAGATCACTCAAACCAGAAATGGCTTTCCAATTGAAATTGTGCATATACCAATCCATAGTCATTGGCATCGTCACAATCTCGAAACCACTAGACAACGAACCATCATGCTTCAAATAAACCTGATCTTCTCCAAGCGAGTTGTAAACATGATCCGCACCTTCTGCATACATGTATCCGCATGACTCGGTCTCAAGTTCCATGCCGATATACAGTTCTGTCGGCTTGCTTTGCGAAACATACAAAGCCCCATCCTCAAACTTGTAATCCAAACCGCTTGGCTGAGGCCAAGTAACCTTGCCATGCAAACCTGAATAAAAGTACATCGTGTCCGGACGATAACTGTAATCATAGACACCGCAATCATCCATCATTTGACGCTCCTCATAGTAGCTTCGATCATCCAAGTGCTCGCCGTAGCAACCCTCACAACGCCATTCACCGTCATAATCCGATGTGTAACGATCATCCGTGTGATACGACTCACCACATCCGTAACAATCGAAAACATCCTCATCATTTTCCTGTGGCATTACATGCTCCTAATTTTCAGTAACCTACTTGACTTTCCTCGGGAAACCCTTGTTTTATAAGGGTTCCAGCGGCTTTCAACTGATCAGGCGTCAAACCTCTCCGAACAACAAACTCAATGATTTCATCAATCGAAAAGTTCTCAGCCAACAACGGAAACTCAGATTCCAAATACTCTTTGAAATCAGAAAAATCACTTTGCGTCATGAGCATCCATCAAACGCATGTAGTAAAAACTACGCTTGTTTGCCCAATCATAATCAGCACGACACTCAACCGAAAAACCCAACGGCTCCAAATAAGACTGGAAGTTCTTTTTCGTCTGAGAAAAATGATTATAAACAGGCTGATTATTACAAGCAGCTTTCTTTGGATGCTGATACTCAACAACCCGAACCCACTGAGACTTGTTACGACACAAAACCTCAAGCATCTTCGACATAGTAGAAACACGATGCTTTGGTTTCTTTATAGTTGGCTTAGGCTCCTCAACAACTTCAGTCACCTTGACCCTACGATTTCTAATAGTCATTACTTATTCTCCTTGTACGCAGGGTGATTACGCATCACCCATTCTTTTGACAACCGCATGCTTTCATACTTGCGTTCCGATAAATAATCCATAACACAAATCATCAACGGAAACACAACAGCCAAAACAAAAAACATCAACAAACCAAAAGACAAAACTTCAAACATGACCCACCCGATCAAAATAAACCCGACCCGAAAAACCCCTGGAACTTGATGAAAGGCGTGGGGGCTCGACGGTAGAAAGGGGAAGAACCGTCAAGCCCCCACAAGACCGGACAGCGAGAGAACCACCAACTCACTGCCCAGTCAGAAACACAATCGTTATCCCTTGAACTTGGTAAACGACTGTGACGCAATCCCAGAAGGTGGCTGGACAACCAACTCACGGTCGAAACGAATACGCTGTTTCGGATTCTCGTGAGCAATCATGTCGCCCTCAGCATTCTCCCAATGGGTCTCAAGATCACCAACACTCACAATGTTACGCACCCACAACGAGAAACCTGCGCTGATCTTGTTCTGCTTGATGAACTCATAATTCACCCAAGCCTCACGACGCACACCATCCTCGACGATGAACGAAACATTCGCATTAGTAGCACCCTGCTTACGAGGCGCATTCAAACCAGCAATAATCAACTGGCTGAAATCCGTTACATCAATCTGATCACCATCAATATCTTCAATGATGATTCTTTCCTGAACTGAACTCATATATTCTCCTTTTTCTGTTTTGAGATCATCTTGCCCCACGCCCTCGTGGGGGCAAGTGATCGAATGATTACTGTTTCTGTACTGCATCTTTCACTAAACTGAACGACCAACGAGCATCCCCATCACCCCATTCAGGGTCATAAACACGCTGAAGATCATGAGACAAATCATCATCATGCACAAAGTCACGATCAAACTCATTTATCTCATAAATATCCCCCACCTGAGACTCACGGCGCAAACCCTCCCAATACAACTCACACGCCTGCTCAATCTCCCACAAACTAAGCCCATCCGCAGTCAAGCCCTGCTCGGCAAACGCTCTGTGGAAGTAACGCTCAGTAAACGGGAAACGGTCATCGACGGGCGGACGAGAAGAATCTGCGTACACACGCCGTGGTTTATTGTTCAATGACTTAATAGCCACCTGAATATCCTTTCTGACGAGAGCGAACTTGGGGCGCCGACTAGGACGCCCCAAGAACGCTCGTTTTCTGTTTACTTTCCGTACATATCCAGTACGGCAACAATCTCGTTCTCCAAGGAACGAATCTTTGCTTGCGCTTCAGCGAACTTGACCATCCAATGCATTGACGCATCAGACAACTTTTTGTTGTTCTCACGCAACTCTTGGATAATCAGATCCTGTTCCAGAATCAGACGCTCCGTATCTCTTGGTGAATTCAACTCCCACACTTTCATTTACTTCCCCTTTCCTGGGAACATTAGATGAATAGAAATTGCGACCACAGCCACCCACACGAGGGCGAACTTTTGCTCATAGGACATTATCTTTGACCTCCTGTTGATCTCGCAGAATTGCCTCGTGAAGACAATCAACGAATCTTTGGAACATGACAGTATCTGACTGGTTTTCTTGGTAGCACCCATACCAGAATCTTGCTTCGGCAAGGCACACCTGAACGGTTCTTTCTTCAAACATAACTACCTCCTGATAGTTGGGCAGTTTAGAGACATGCCCAGGTCGACGGGTTAGAACAGAATGCTGGTTGGATCTGAAATGAACTCAATCATGACAGCCATGTCATCACCAAGCGACTCCAAGAACCCAAGACCGAACTCGTCAGCCACAGCATCAGCAGAAGTGCCATACAGCATCTCCAAACGCTCCATCAGGAACTCCTGACCAGCATCGTAGATCTCATGGATCTCCAACTCATACTCAGAAACCTCGAAGTCCGTGTACTCGGACTCCTCGTGTTGCTGTTGTTCCAACATGACACTTACCTCCTGTTCAACTTCATCAATAAATGACATTGCTTTACCTTTCGTTTAGTGGTTGATAATTACAACTGGACACCCAAAGTGTCAGCAACAACTGACCTGACCTGCTCAAGATTCCCTATCTCTTTATCCAAGTTGGATTCCACAGTGGCCAAAGCACCACGAACCAACTGGAACTGACTCATCAGATTCCAACTCGCTCGACGCAACTCGTCCACAGACATTTGCTCAATTTCATCATTAGTAGGAACATGGATTTCAACTGACATAACTTACTCCGTATCTCTAGTGGTTTATAAGAGAAACCATAACCCAACAAATGGGTTCTGATTTCGTGAATACGAATCAGAACACATTCGCCAAACACACACAACACGCCATAGCCAAGACCCCAAATGGGGTTGATCTTTTATCGGGGTGGGGGCACGGGTGTTTGTGCTGTTAGGTGGCGTTATGTGGGTGGTTATTGTGTTCTGTATCTGGTGGGGGGCATGGGGGGGTGGGGGGTCTACAACATTATGGATGGTATCGGCTCGTGGCGAGAGCGGTTTGTGTTGAGATAGGGGTGGGGGTGTTAAATTATGGATGCGGGCCTTTTAATATAAGGCTTTTGGGGTTATCGGGGGCGTCTTGCGTTGCGTCCTGCTGTTTTTGCTGCTTTTGTGTTCGCAATGAATTGCTTGCCCTGTTTGGATCCAGCTATCTTTTTGCGGTTTGTTGCGGCTTTTTGGGCTGGGCTGAGTTTGTTCCAGGCGGCGTCTGGTAGGTAGCGTGTGGTTCCGCCTGGTCTGGCGGCTGGTTTGCCGTCTGAGGTGCGCCATTTTTCTTTGGTCCATTTGGTGAGGTTTGATTGGGCTTGGGTTTTGGGGCCTGTGTAGCCTCCGCCTGCTTTTTCGTAGCGTTGGTTGGCTATTTGGGCTTTGCGTGCGGACCATTGTCCGGGTTTTCCGCCTTGTGAGCCTGCTTTGACTTGGCTGACGATGCGTTTTCTGAGTGTTGGCTTGTTGTATGCCACGTTCAGCTGCCTTTTATCCATTTCTTGTTTTTGGGTTGGGCTGTGTCTTTGGGGGACCATTTGACTCGATCTGCCCAGTATGCGGCACTTAGGGGTCCTCGTGCAATGTTTTTGGCGTGTCGTGATTTGAATGCTTCTCGTTGGCCGGCGGTCTGGTTGGTGCGGACGCCTTGCTGTCCGAAACGGATTGTTTTGATCTGTCCGCCTGATTTAGCTACAACGATGTGTGATTTGGTTGGGTGTCCTGGGGTTCGTTTTGGTTTGTTGTATCCTGTGACGCCGGCTCTGGCGAGCCGTGGGTCTTTTCTGCTTGTTGCCATTGTTTGTTCCTTCGGACTGTGGTCGTAACCCTCGCCCCACCCTGGGGTGAGGCATCGGGTACATGTTTGCCTTCCCCCCCTATAGTCCCCCCCTTCCGTTACATTGCGTTCACAGGTAACAAAGTGGGTTTATTGTTGATGAATCAGAATGACGAACTAGAGCTTAGTGCACAGCAGACACAGTATTTGGATTGGCTGTGTACTGCTCCTAGTGAGCGTGTTCCGCCTTCGAAGCATAAGATGGCTGTTCATTTGGGGGTGAATGAGACTACGTTGCGTCGTTGGGAGAAGCGTGAGCCGTTTTTGTCTTTGTGGAAGGCGAAGGTGGATGATATTCAGGGTTCTCCGGAGCGTACTCAGCGTCTTTTGGATACGTTGTATTCTAAGGCTTTGGAGGGTGATACGAAGTCTGCTCAGTTGTATTTGCAGGCTACGAATCGTATGGCTCCTGCGACGGTGACGGTTCAGTCTTCTAAGCAGGCTTCTCAGTTGTCTGATGAGGAGTTGGATCAGTTGATTGCTGCTGTTGCTGAGCGTGAGAAGTCGGCCAGGGCTCAGTTGAGGGTGGTATGAATCTTGTTGAGTGTCCTGAGTGTGGTTGTGAGTATCCGCCTGTTGCTACTCATTGGATTTGTCCTGCTTGCGGTATTGATGATAATTCTCAGCCTAAGATGGCTGTTCACGAACTAAGGGAGGACTGATGGCTACGCCAGGTCGTTTGAATTTGAAGATTGTTCGTGGTGACACGCAGAACATTACTGTGAACATGACATCGAATGGTGTTACACCAATTGACGTCACAGGTAGGACGTACCGTGCGCAGATTCGCACGACAAAAGATTCCGGTATTGTGGATGCTTCGTTTACTTGCAGTGTGAGCAACGGTCCCGCTGGTGAGATTACTTGTGCGATGTCTGCTGGTACTACAGCTGGTCTCGCCTCTGGAACCCATTATTGGGATTTGGAGGAAACGAATAGTGGGGTAGTGACGACTATTTTTGCTGGCACCGTGACGGTGTTGGCGGACGTAACGAGGTAGCGATGGCAACTCAGAATGTTACAGTGAGTGTTGGCGACGCTATTACGGTTATTTCATCTGGCACTATCGGACCAACTGGTTCTCAGGGTGCTCAGGGCGCACAGGGAGCACAGGGGGTCCAAGGTGCACAGGGTTCGCAAGGTTCGACTGGTCCTCAAGGTGCGCAGGGTGTTGCTGGTCCACAGGGGGTTCAGGGAAATACTGGAGCACAGGGTTCAACTGGTTCGCAAGGAGCACAAGGACCACAGGGTACAACTGGCGTTCAGGGTCCTCAGGGCAATACTGGTGCTCAGGGTTCTGTGGGTCCGCAGGGACCACAGGGTAACGCTGGTCCTCAGGGGCCAACTGGTGTTCAGGGACCGCAAGGCTCCCAAGGTGCTACTGGACCACAGGGTGCCATTGGTCCTCAGGGGGCGCAGGGTGCACAAGGTGCTGTAGGTCCGCAGTCCACCGTTCAGGGACCACAGGGTGCTCAGGGTCCACAGGGTCCACAGGGTTCTCAGGGAGCAGAGGGTCCGCAGTCAACTTTGGTTGGTCCACAGGGGCCACAAGGTGCACAGGGACCACAGGGTGCGCAAGGTGCGGCTAGTACGGTTGCTGGACCACAAGGTCCGCAGGGAGCAACTGGACCTCAGGGGAGTGCTGGTACTACTGGCGCACAAGGGGCACAAGGGCCACAGGGTCCACAAGGTGCAAATGGTGCGCAAGGTGCAACAGGTTCTCAGGGGCCGCAAGGGCCACAAGGTGCAAGTGGAGCGCAGGGAGTAAACGGTTCGGCTGTGTATGACACAGATACAGCGGTTATCTCAATGCAGGTGTTTGCATAAAAATGATTTCTGTCGTCACAACGACATACAACACAAATCCAGATGTTCTAGCAAGAACATGGGCATCTTTGAAGGCACAAACCTTCAGAGACTGGGAGTGGGTCATCTGGGATGATTCGACAACCAATGATGTCTGGAATCAGGTTTATGGATTTGCTTCTGATGAACGTTACAAGATTCAGATGCACCGCTCTCATGTGCATTCTGGCTCAATTGGTTCGGTGAAACGCAAGGGGTTCATGGTTGCCGAAGGCGTCATACTGGCGGAACTCGACCACGATGACGAACTGACTGTGGATTGCCTTCAGAAGGTAAATGACGCATTCTTGGCAAACCCAGATGCTGGGTTCGTGTATTCGGACTGGTGCGAGATTCTCCCTTCGGGTGAGTCTGGGGTGTACCCTAAAGGCTGGGCCTTTGGGTACGGCTCCGAGTATTGGTCAGACCAGTACGGGGTGTGGGTGATGTCGGCCCCACCAGTCAACGAAATAACGATGGGACATATCGTGTCCGCCCCAAACCACATCAGGGCTTGGAAAGCAGACTTGTACAGGGAAATTGGTGGGCATAATTCAGCCCTTCCAGTAGCAGATGATTACGAACTATGCGTTCGAACCTACCTTGCAACCGACATGGTGCACATTCCCGAGATGCTGTACAGACAGCACATTGGGGGTCATACGGCCCAGCGTCGGCGTAACGATTTGATACAAAGGTTGGTGGCAGAGATTTCTGCGGAATACGCTGGGTCTATAAAAGCCAAAGCATCATGTAACGAACGGAGTCTTTAGTATGGCAACATTTTCAAAATTGGCTCTTCAGCCAGCGGGTTCTACTGGAACTGGTCTCGGTGTGAAGGTTGCGGCTACCGCAACCCCTGGAACCGCAGTTCATACTGCTTCAACGACATCAACCACAATTGATGAGATTTGGATTTACGCAGTCAATACCAGCACCTCTGCTGTCAAGTTGACAATTGAGTGGGGGGAAACCACCGCACCAGATGGAAACATCGAAGTAACCATCCAGCCAGAGGCTGGATTGGTCACAATTGTCCCGGGATTGTTGTTGCAGGGTAATGCGACAGCAAAGGTTGTTCGTGCGTTTGCTGGAACGGCAAACGTACTTGTTGTTCACGGGTTCGTAAACCGAATCACGGTGTAGTTGTGCCGAATCGTCGGACACTTGGTTATGTGAGTGCGCTCACAGCGCAGTCACTAACAACGTATGGAACCGCATCAGGTGGTACTGGTTCCATCACGCCATTTACGACTGCTGGTATCACTTACAACGGTGTCTATTTCAACTCCGATGGAACTTTGACTGTTACTACTGGCGGTTTGTTTGATGTGCTTCTTGTTGGTGGTGGTGGTGGTGGATTCGCTACAACGGGTGGTGGCGGTGGCGGTGGTGGCGGTGGTGTTTCACAACGCACCATCTATCTCGCTGCTGGAACACACTCAGTTGTAGTTGGTGCTGGTGGTGCTGCGACCGCTAGTGAAACGGGTGGTGCTTCATACATCGGCACAACGAGCAACGCAATCGTCGCTGCTGGTGGTGGCTGTATGAACTTCGGAACAGAACGAGGATTGGCTGGTGCTTCAACTGCTGGTTGTCGTGGAAACAACAACACAGGACAAAGCAATGTCGGTATCGCAACGCAAGGCAATCGTGGCGGTCTTGGCGCAGGTGGTTCTGGTACTGCTGCTGGTGGCGGTGGTGGCGCAGGCGCAGTAGGCAATGTTGGCACAGATAATGTTGTTGGTGGCTCTGGTGGTGCAGGTGCAGATATTTCAGCGTTCTTAGGTCAATCTGCTGGCACGACTTATAGGGGCGGTGGCGGTGGTGGCGGTTGCTCTAACGGCACTGGCGGTGCAGGTGGTTCTGGTGGCGGTGGAAAAGGCACTAACTCATCTTCGTCATCTGCTGTTGCTGGCACAACAAACACTGGCGGTGGAGGCGGAGGTGGAGACGGTTCGTGGCCTGCTGCTGCTGGTGGGTCAGGCATCGTTTATGTTCGATGGGCGGTGAACGCATGAGAGTCGGTGGTTATGTAAGCGCAAACTTCATTCAGGGTGTTATCGGCGTTATCGGTTACGGGGTTGCAACTGGCGGAACATCGTCGAGCATCACCGTTTCTGGTCAGTCATACACACTTTTGACTTTCACATCAAGCGGAACTTTGACTGTTTCCAAGTCTGGACTTTTTGATGTTTTGGCAGTTGGCGGAGGCGGTCATGGTGCACAACGAGGAGATACTGTTGTTACTGGCTCTGGCGGAGGCGCAGGTGGTGTAGTTATCGCAACTGTGTACCTTTCATCAAACAAAACAATTACCATTGGTGCTGGCGGTGGGGGTGTAAATAGCGGTTCAACCTTTGTTTATACTGATTCTGGTTGTATTGTCGCTGGCTACGGTGGTAGTGGGATTGCAACTAGTGGTCCATTTGACTCACTGTACGGTGCTTCTGCTGGTGGTCAATCACATACAGCAAATACAACTGCATATAATAATTTTGGTAATCAAGGTAATCTGGGTGGTTACGGAAATACAGGCGTTGCACAAGGGTCTGGCGGAGGTGGTGGATTCGGTGGGGCTGGTCAGAACTTTGTGAGCAGCAATGTTGGTGGTGCTGGTGGAACAGGTTACGACATAAGCGGTTTCATTGGTGGTTCCGCAACCTATGTTGCAGGCGGTGGTGGTGGTGGCGGTGCTACGACTGGTGGCGCTGGGGGTAGTGGTGTTGGCGGAAATGGTGCTGCTGGAACAGGGAATGCTACCAATGGTGTTGTAAATACTGGCTCTGGAGGCGGCGGTTCAACAACAGGAACACGAGGGTTAGGTAGTTCTGGTGTTGTTTATGTTCGGTTCAAGGTATAAGGAGAAACTATGTCGCAGTATTTTGCACAACTAGATGAGAACAATGAAGTGATTCATATTGCTGTTGTAACGGCGCAATTTATGGCTGAAAACCCAGACCGATACCCAGGTCGATGGGTCGAAACATTCTTTGACACCGCAGGCAAAACTTATGCTGGCATTGGTTTCATCTACGATGAAACGGCAAAGGATTTTGTTGCACCAGTAATCCCAGAGGTTGTTGATGAAGTTCTCTAGTGAACACAAAGCCATCGCCAAGTCTTGGGCAAAAGTATTTGCGGCCGCTGTGATTGCGGCCTACTCGGCTGGTAGCCGTGACTGGACTGTAATCCTGAATGCAGGTGTGGCCGCATTGATTCCGGTTGTTTACTCTTGGCTGGATCCGAAGGATTTACGCTTTGGTCGTCGTGTTGTTGTGAAGAAGAAGGCTGTTCGGAAGAAGGCTAGGTAGTGGCACGATCAATGCGTGTTGGCGGTGGTGGACGTTTCGCCAAACTTGAAAAAAGTCTGAAGTCCCAGGGGGTAAAGAATCCCGGTGCTTTAGCAGCCAGTATTGGTCGCAAGAAGTACGGTAAAGCCAAGTTTCAGAAGATGGCCTCCCGGGGGCGTAAGCGAGCAAAGTAATGGAACTGACAGACCTTCTCAACGAGAAGGAATGGCGCAAATGCAGAGGTCCAGAGAATGGTTCAGCAGACGAACTTGTTGAAGCGTTTGCTCATTTCTGCTCAACATATTGGACAATCCGCCACCCTGAGCGTGGTCGCATCAAGTTTGTTCTGCGTGAAGCACAAGAAGAAACTGTGCGCACCTGGATTGAAGAGCGTTACAGCATTGTTCTCAAAGCACGCCAGATCGGGTTCTCCACATTAGCCGCAGCATTCGTATTTTGGGAATCATTCTTCTGGGCAGACCGATTCGTTGTCATGCTGAGTCGTACCGAGCGTGAAGCATCCAAGCTTTTGCAGAAAACCAAATACGGCTACAAGATGATGCCACAATGGATGAAGGTCCGTGGACCAGAACTGGTTTCAGATAACCAGTTGAAGATGGTTTTCTCAAACGATTCTGCAATTGAATCTTTGCCTTCAGGCAATGATCCGGCACGTGGTGAATCCGTGTACCGTGTCGTTATTGACGAAATGGCGTTCTTGCCGAACCCTGAAGAAGCATGGGCTTCTATCGAACCAATTGCTGACGTCGGTGGACGTGTCATCTGTCTGTCAACCGCTAACGGTGAAGGAAACATTTTTCACCAGCTGTGGGTTGGTTCGCAGAATGCAACCAACCGATTCAAAGGAATCTTCTTCCCATGGTCAGCTGGAGATCGTGACCAGTCTTGGTATGAAGCCAAGAAACGTGACCTGCCAGATTGGCAGTTAGCACAGGAATACCCAAGTGACCCAGAAGAAGCATTTGTTCGTTCTGGTCGTCCAGTCTTCGACTTGGACGTCCTCCGAGAAATTGAACCAATAATCCCCGAAGAAGGCTACCTCAGTTCAACCAGCGTCAGAACCGTCTTCAGATTCGTTGAGGACGGTGGTCCTCTCCGTATTTGGGAAATGCCTCAAGAAGGCGAATCCTATGTGATTGGGGCAGACGTCGCTGAAGGCTTGGGGCATGGTGACTACAGCTCAGCCCATATTATTTCTGCGGACACAGGAATCGTTGTCGCCCATTGGCATGGGCACATTGACCCAGACTTGTTTGGTGAGGATGTGTTGGTTGCTTTGGGTTATTTCTACAACCACGCTTTGATCGGTGTTGAATCCAACAACCATGGTCTAACGACCTTGAAGTCTTTGGCCAGGGTGGGTTACCGGAACCTGTACAAACAGCGTAAAATGAACCATACGAACCCCAAGGTTTCTGATTCTTTGGGGTGGCGTACGACGTCGGTTTCTAAGCCTTTGG